GATTGAAGTTGAGCGTCAACCGCTAGACCCGAACATTCGGAAGCAGTTGCGTGAAGCAGAAAAGGCTCGTAAGGAATTAGACGGTCTTAAGGCAGAACTAGAAGCGCAAAAGCGTGAAGTTCAGTTTTCTAAGGCAGGGATTCCGGATTCAGGTATTGGTTCATTATTCCGTAAGGCGTATGACGGTGAAACTTCTCAGGAAGCAATCCGAGCAGCGGCTGAAGAGTATGGAATTTTAAAATCTGAATCTATTGAAGATACTTCAAGTAATGCAGAATTAGATGCTCTACGCAGGACGCAAGGTGCAACTGTAGGTAATTCTGGCGCAATGCCAGACCCACAGCAAATGTACCTTGAAGCACTTGCCGCAGCGTCTACTCCTGATGAAGTCATGCGAGTCGTTGAAGGAGACACCGGGTCAAAACTGGGTGTCTACTCTTCTCGTGGGTCGTTCTAAGCCTAAAAACTTAAACACCTAAAGAAAAGGAGTTAACCACAATGGTTGACGCATATACAGGGTCTAGTACCCTTGACTTCTCAAAGGCCGCTTATGACCGTATGGCGTACTTCGCCCTACGTCCAGAGTTGTACTTTGACGCAGCAGCAGACATCCAGCCTACTCACCAGAGCATGCCAGGTGCATCTGTAGCATTTACAATTGTTAACGACCTGCCAATCCAGGCATCTGCTTTGACTGAAACAACCGACGTTTCGACTGTCGCTCTTTCAGACTCACAGGTAACCTTGACACTTGCAGAATACGGTAACGCTGTACTAACCACTGCCAAGTTGCGTGGCACATCATACGTAGACATTGACCCAATTGTTGCCAACGTAGTTGGATACAACGCTGGTGTTTCAATTGACACAATTGCACGTGCAGCACTTGACTCTGGAACAAACGTTCAGTTTGCATCAGGACTCGGAGCAACAACTCTTGGTGCTGCTGGTGCTACTTCTCGTGCAACTGTAGGCGCATCTGCAACATTGTCATCACTTGACATTCGTGTTGCTCGTGCTCGTCTCCGTTCACAGAACGTTCCAACATTCGGCGGAATGTACGTCGGATACATCCACCCAGACCTCGTGGCTGACCTTCAGGGAGAATCTATCTCCGGAAGCAACGTACAGGGATGGCGTGCACCACACGTTTACGCTCAGCCTGGAGAAATCTGGACTGGTGAACTCGGTGCTTACGAAGGTGTTCGTTGGATTGAAACACCACGTGCTCCTGTATTCCAGGGTGCCGGTGCTTCAAGCACTAACGTTTACGGAACAATGATTCTTGGTCGTCAGGCTCTTGCCAAGACGTACTCAACGCTAGATGGCAATGGTGCCTTCCCACACGTTGTACCAGGACCAATCACTGACCGTCTCCGTCGTTTCGTACCACTAGGTTGGTACTGGTTGGGTGCTTACGGAATCTTCCGTCAGGCTTCAATCATTCGTATTGAGTCAAGTTCACTCCTTGGTGGAGACATCAGCACCACACCTGGTACTGGAACCGCCTTTGAGCCAGCAGTTGACTTAGGTGAAGCAACTAACCTATCAGGTAACCTGGCTTAAGTCAGTAGTTAGGTAGATACGGTTATGTCATGGCCTCGTGCTTGCGCAGTATGCGGAAGTCGTGATGTTCAGGCGACTGCAGATGAGATTCAATGTCTTGTCTGTGGTCGTCTGACAGACCGCTATGGCATAGCCGTTTCTATCAAACACCAATACGAAACTAACGAAGGATAATAGAATGACTATTCCAACAGGGCACGGACTCCGCATGGGTATTGAATCTGCTGACCAAGCAGGTACACCACTTCCAAACCGAGTTGCTCGTGCAAAAGCAAACGACGCATCAGCCATTAAGGGTGAAACATCAGACCCTTGCTACTGTGGTTGCTGTGACATGACCGACGCAAGGTGGATGTAATGGGTGATCCAATCACAAACATTGCTGGTGCAGTAGACCGCCAAATTGAACGAGGAATCGGTGATGTTGGTACCGGACTTCACAACGTTGCTAACTGGGCAGGAGATGCCGCTCAAGGAGCAGCAAAAGGTCTTGGCGCTGTTGGTAATGTTCTTGGTCTTTTAGCAGGACAGCGTGTACACGCTCGTGGTTCAGAAGACCACGCTGGATCAGCACCGCAGTCACCAAATCACCAGGGCGTATCACACGCACCTAACGCTGGTCCTGCAATGCGAAAATACATGAGTACACCACCACGCCCATACCAAGAGAACAACCTTCCTTCAATTCCAAGCACAGGAGTACTTCCTGGGCCTGCAGGTGCCGGACGTAAAGTGCAAACTTCTACCGTTCAGGGACCTTCAGCATCAGACATGGCTAACATCGCCGCTAACGCAAAGGCTAAGAAATAATGGAATCACGTGCATCATTCCCAACTGTAGCCACAGAATTTCTTCGTGGCACAATGAACAACACATCTGCTACTGGTGGAAACCAAGGCGGAGAGGCTAACCGAGGCATGGAGCGCAACACTGCTCGTGGCGTTAAGGAAGCCGTTGTCCTTAAAGACATTATTAAGTTGGAGTACGCTCCAGCAACAGACGCTCCTCCTGTTGAGGGCTTTAAAACTTACGGAGATATCTAATGCCAAGTCGTTTTGATGAAGCCTACAGTGTAGATGCAAAGAAGGCAGGATTTGTTATTGACATGTCACCTTCTACGCTTCTTGAACAAAGTCAAATGAATGGTTTTGAGCGCACAACTAAGCCAGTAGGAGATGCTGTTACCCCAGAGGTTGCAGGTCAGGTTACTGGTGGTCGTGGTATGTCAGACACAGTTGCAGCAATCTCACTCGGAGCCAACGGAAAAAAGAAGTAGGTCTTAAGTGGCTACGTTTACGCCACCACAGGTCTATGACAACCCGCCTATCTTGCCTGACTCACGAGGTCTGGCAAATAGGTTGTTTCGTTACTACAAGAACCGAGCACGTTATGTGATGGTCTTTGCGTTATCGGACGGGACGTTTGTACAGGACACGGCTACGCCGGAGAACTCCAACACAAACATTCCTTATCCGTATAACCCGTATGACCCATCGGCACCGTTCTCAACGTCATACTACATTAACTATGAAGTATCACCGCCGGTTCCAACAGTAACTACAGTTGCTCAAAATCCTTGGATTGCTAAAGTGTATCAAGAAGTTTGCTACGTTACAGACGCAGAAGCAGCGGCTCTTACGGCTGCTGGATACGGAGATTTAATTTCATGACCGCAACACCACACAACGTTGGACTACACCCAGAGGATTGCTTTGGGTGCAAGGCTGCGTCTATCAGCATGTCACCATCTGCCATGCCTACACGCTCCAACGCTGGTGTTATCAACATGGACACAAAAGCAATGCACGCAGACGTGGCCGCTTACAAGCGACTACGCAAAGATGGAACACAGCCCAAGTCGGTAAAGGGTGCGGCGGCTCTAGAGTCTCGTGCTGTATCGAAGTGGGAGATTGAAACAGGAACAACGCTCAAGGGTGACACCAAGTTGGGCAAACGATTAGACGAAACTCAAGGCGCTATCAATAGGGGCGAATCAGTACTATGACAACTTACTTACTTTCTGGAGTCGTTTCAGGACCTTCTGGGTTTCTTAACGGCGCTTCTGTCACAGCGTACGATGAGTCACTATTTACCAACGCACCAGCCGCAGGTGACGCACCACCAGCCGCAGCCGTTCTAGGCACTAACGCATTTAACACTGACGCTAACGGTCAGGTTGTTCTATCAGGTACCGAGTACGGTGGTAACGGTCAATGGCAGATTCAAGTAGGTAGCAACCACGGTTACTACATTGGAGTTCTTTACCCAGTAGGTTCTACAACCGCTCAGTACTATTGGTCATACGACGACTCACTTACTCAAAGCCGTGGTCTACCAGGACCCCAGGGTTTTCAAGGTAGTCAGGGATACCAAGGATTTAACGGTGTACAAGGTACAACTGGCGTTCAAGGTCCTCAGGGATACCAAGGTCTTACTGGACCACAGGGTACACAAGGCCGTCAGGGTTTTCAAGGTGTACAAGGTGGAGCAGGAGTACAAGGTTCAACAGGTGCTACTGGACCCCAAGGAGTTCAGGGTGTCACTGGCGCACAAGGCGTACAGGGAACCCAGGGCGTTCAAGGTGTTCAAGGATACCAGGGTACACAAGGTGTACAGGGAATTACAGGTTCTACAGGTTCACAGGGATACCAAGGTAATACTGGTAACACTGGACCACAGGGTGCACAGGGTGTACAGGGCAACACTGGTGTACAGGGTGCACAAGGATATCAAGGTCTAACCGGAGCACAGGGTGTTCAGGGGACTCAAGGTAATCAGGGTTACCAGGGTGTTGGAGTTCAAGGCGCAACCGGAGCACAGGGTGTACAAGGTGCACAAGGCAATCAAGGTTTTCAAGGTAGTACAGGAACTACCGGCTCGCAAGGTGCAACTGGTTCACAAGGTGTCCAGGGCAATCAAGGCTTTCAAGGCTACCAAGGTAATCAGGGATACCAAGGTGTAACCGGAGCACAAGGTGTTCAAGGTACACAAGGTAATCAGGGATATCAGGGATATCAGGGTTACCAGGGTAACGTCGGTGCTCAAGGCCCTGGTGGTACTAACGCCATCTACGGTTCGTTCTACGACACCACAACACAGAGCAACGGTGGTGCTACTACAGCCAACGTCGTTGCATGCAACACGCTTGAAACTGAGTTTGGTGTAAACGTTGCTTACGGCAACCAGTTTGTTGTTTCATACGCAGGTACATACCTCATTGAGTTTTTGGGTCAGTTCACACGCTCTGGCGCAGGTTCAAGTACTGTAAACCTTTGGCTTTCAAAGAACGGTTCCGCATTAACACAGACAAACATTGTCTTTACATTTAGTGGCTCAGGCACTCAAGCACAACAGGACACATACCTATTCCCACTTGCCGCTAATGACTACGTTCAGTTTTACTGGTCATCATCTGACACAAACGTATCGTTGACTCCAGTTGCCGCTGGTTCTTCACCAACACGCCCAGCAACACCATCAGTCAACGTCAACATTTCAATGGTCGCCTCATCTGGTGCCACTGGTGCTCAGGGTTCCACTGGTGCCCAAGGTGTACAGGGATACCAAGGCGTACAAGGCTTCCAGGGTTTCCAAGGCGTTACTGGTGCTCAAGGAGTACAAGGTTTCCAGGGCACACAAGGGACACAAGGTAATCAAGGATTCCAAGGTGCAACTGGTTCACAAGGTGTTCAAGGTTCTACAGGTTCTACTGGTGCTCAGGGTTACCAAGGTAATCAAGGATTCCAAGGGTACCAAGGTTCTACAGGTTCTACGGGTTCTCAAGGTGTGCAGGGTACACAGGGCAATCAAGGATTCCAGGGCTCACAGGGCGCTACAGGTGCCACAGGAAGCCAAGGAGCGACAGGTTCTCAGGGTGTACAAGGTGCACAGGGAGCAGCCGGAACTAACGGTGCTCAGGGTTCACAAGGTTCAACTGGAACGACTGGTGCTCAGGGAGCGACTGGTTCACAAGGCTCACAGGGTTTCCAAGGTTACCAAGGTACTGCTGGTACTAACGGAACTAACGGTGCGCAGGGTTCTACTGGTGCTCAGGGTTCTACCGGAGCCACTGGTTCACAGGGGGCACAAGGCTATCAGGGTGTAACGGGTAGCCAGGGTTCACAAGGAACTCAGGGTACAACAGGTAGCCAGGGTGCCACAGGTACGCAAGGTAATCAGGGCTATCAGGGTTACCAAGGATACCAGGGTAACGCCGGTTCTCAGGGTTCACAGGGTTACTCAGCCGCTACTACCAACGTAGTTCTTACTGCGCCGTTTGAAACAGTAAGCAGTTCTGCAACGGCACTTAGCGGTTCTACTGCTGCGGCTCTTAACGCCTCAACGTCGTCGTTCTTTAACTACACGGCTAACCCAACTGCTAACTGGGCTACTAACATCACCAACGCTCCAACTACAACTGGTCAATCGGTGACGTTTGCCATGCTGGTCAACAGTGGTTCTACGGCGTACATTCCAGCCAGCATCTCTATTAACGGTACGGCTGCTGCTGCATCAGGACTTCCTGCTAACGGCTCAACATACAACAGCATTACGACATGGTGGCAGGGTGGCACAGCACCAACATCGGGTGACGCTTCAACTATTGACGCTTACACCTTTACGGTTATCTGCACCGGTTCTTCTACCTGGACACTTCTAGTAGCACAAACGAAGTACTAATATGCCGTTGCCTACAACGTTTGCAGGAGTTTCTTCTAGGGGAGAAGGATTGTTTGCAACCTTATCTTTAGGTGGTGGCTATTGGGCTGCAACACTTACCGATACTTACTCCACGCCTAATGACAGTGCTAGAGGCATCGCAGTTGACGGTTCTGGCAATGTGTACGTGTGTGGTAGTGTTCTTAATGCATCGGGTTACAACGTTCAATCTATTTTAAAATATAACAACTCTGGCACAATCCAGTGGCAAAGAACATTAACTGATGCTTACTCTTCGCCTAATGGCCTTGCCTATGGCATCGCAGTTGACAGTTCAGGGAATGTGTACGTGTGTGGTAGTGGATATAATGCATCATCTCGCCTTGTGCAATCTATTTATAAATATAACAACTCTGGCACAATCCAGTGGCAAAGAACATTAATTGATACTAACTCCACGCCTAGTGATAATGCCTATGGCATCGCAGTTGACGGTTCTGGCAATGTGTACGTGTGTGGTAGTGGAAAAAACCCATCAGGTCGATTTATTCAATCCATTTCTAAATGGGACACAAATGGCACTCTTCAATGGCAAAACATTTTAACCGATAATGCTACCGTACCTTCTGACGTTGCTTGGGGTATTGCTGTAGACAGTTCAGGGAATGTGTACGTGTGTGGTAGTGGAAAAAACTCATCAAATCGATTTGTTCAATCTATTTCAAAATATAACAACTCTGGCACAATCCAGTGGCAAAAAACATTTACTGATACTAACTCCACGCCTAGTGATAATGCCTATGGCATTGCCGTAGACGGTTCTGGCAATGTTTATGTTGGTGGTTATGGAACCAACTTATCAAATAACACTGTGCAATCCATTTCTAAATGGGACACAAATGGCACTCTTCAATGGCAACGCACACTTACCGATACTTACGGCTCACCTTCTGACATGGCCTACGGTATTGCTGTAGACAATTCAGGAAATGTCTACGTGTGTGGTTATGGAACCAACTCATCAGCCGCTTATGTTCAATCTATTTCTAAATACAACACTTCCGGCACAATCCAGTGGCAACGTACGTTAACCGATAATCTTTCCGTACCTAGTGACCGTGCCAACGGTATTGCTGTAGACGGTTCTGGGAACATGTACGTGTGTGGTATTGTTCTTAATGCATCGAATTACAACGTGCAATTTATTGCAAAACTTCCTGCCGACGGTTCTAAAACAGGAACTTACTCAGGAACACACTTTGGTTTTACATACGCTGCCTCATCGTGGACATCTGCTACATCATCGTGGACTAGCGCCACTTCTAGTTGGACATCTGCTACATCATCGTGGACTAGCGCCTCATCTTCTTGGACTTCGGCAACATCTACTTGGACAACCGACAAGGCTTTGATACCGTGACCGATTACTTAAACCCAATAACCGGAGAGTTTCCTCGACACGACGGCGACATACAATTGATTCAACCTGATTGGACACCAGAACAATTATTGCCCGAACCCTGGGTGGAAGTTATCTGGCAAGACCCACCAACAACTAACGAAACACAGATTGCCCTTGTTGCACCACCAGCACAAGTTGATGGCGTGTGGACTCGTCAATGGGCTATTCACACTTACACCGCCGAAGAACTTGCCGCTAACAAAGCACGACAAGCGGAAATGCAACAAAGGTTAAACCCACAGGAGAATAACTAATGGCTAACAACATCACAACCGTAGGCGGCACAGTTGTAACAGTAGGTGGCTCCAGTAGTGTCGGTAACGGCACGACGTTTGGTGACCTTATCGAAAAGGTATACCGCCGTGTTATGGGTGGTATCCGTGAGCGTGCTGTGCAGTTGTATGGCGACCTAGACGCAGACGACCAGACTGTAATACTTGTTGGTGCTCAGACCAGTGGTATTACCCCTGGCGTTATTCTTGCCGTGGAGATGGAACTTATCTACGTAACTGGCTGGAACGCTGCTACTAACACTGCAACCATTATCCGTGGCTACTACGGCTCAAGCCCAGCCAACCACAACGTAAATACAGTTGTCTACATTAACCCACGCTACTCACGTTACGACATTGGTGTGGCTATTAACGACGACTTGCGCTCAATGAGTTCACCTACTAACGGTCTATTCCGTGTTGGTGTTGCTACCCTTACGTACAACCCAGTGTTTGCTGGCTACGACCTAGGTGCTCTACCTGACGACTTCATTGACATTCTTGAAGTGCGTTACCGTATTGCTCCGCCATACCGTACATTCCCTGCCATTAAGAAGTGGAAGGTACTACGTGGTATCCCAGACCCAGTGTTCCCATCGGGCAAGGGTCTAGTGCTTTACGAATCGGGTTGGCCTGGACTTCCTATCTACGTTATGTACTCAGCGCCATTCCTTAAGTTGGTAGACACTGGTGACTCTGTACTGCAGACACCTGGTACTAACGACGAAGCGGCACCACACAACGGTTACACCACACAGACTGTGGCCAACCTTACGCCTACCATGATTGACATTCCGGTTCTTGGTGCAGAGATTGACTTAACGATTCCACGTGAAATCTCACGTAACTTTATGGAGTCACAGCCTGACCCACGTAAGGCTCAGGAAGTTCCTGCTGGTTCTGTTTCTGGTTCTGTCAATGCACTTATCATGCGCCGTGCTCAGAGAATCAATGAGGAAGCAGACCGTCTGACTCGTCAGTACACACGCATTAGAGGCTGGTAATGTCTAACTATTTTCCAACTACCTTTGGTAACTCGGATTACAACAGTGGTGCCGTAACTTCAACCTCGTTTACTGGTGACCTAACTACTGGCTCTAACGTAATTACTAACGTTAGTAGTACTGCTGGTATTACCGTTGGTATGACCATCAATGGTCCGTTTGGTTCACCTAACCTTACCGAGGCCAAGGTTCTTGTAGTTGGTAGCAATGCCCTTACCGTCAGTGAGTACGCAGCAGGAACTGTTACCACTGCACCATTTACATTCTTTAACCAGCAGGACGCTCTCCTTGCCTACACCACACCAAGCAAGATTCCTTCAAGTGCAGGAAATGGCAACCTAGGTCCATACGCTGTATCCTTAACTTCGGCATCTCACGGTAGCCGTCAGTTCACTATTGACACTTCGTTTGAACCGTACCGCCGTGAGGCTTTCCGTCACAAGACTATTCCTGCACAGCGTCAGTCAATCATGATGACCAACATTTCAGGCCAGGGAACAGTTAACACTGAAGGTCTATGGCGACGTGAGCAGACCGAATGGACAATGGGTGCTGGTCAGCAATACCTAGACCGCAAAGCCGATAGTCAAGAGACACGCTTCTACCAATCAAAAGGTGTAGACGTATTCTCTCTCCCACTTCAAGCAACCCTTCTTCCTGATACCTACCGCAAAGATAGCATTTCTAGTGTTAACAACAACCTAATGATGAGCCGTTGTGGTGACTACATAGTGTACGTAAACGGCACAACAGTTTCTTACGTTACTGCTACTCGAACATGGAGTGGTGCTACCACCTGTACGTTTGACACAACTACGTATGCTGCCAACACGCCAACCACTATTACTGCACCGTCAAACATCTATTCAATAGACACAAACGACTTGTATACGTTTCTTGCAACTGACACAGGTATTTGGTTTTGTCAGATTGGTGCAAGTTCATCGTTCAAACTTTACGCTTCGCCCGATGTTACTAATGACTCAACTGGCAACTTTACTGGTGGTTATGACTTTGTACGCTGGTGCAACGACCAGATAATTACATCACGCAAGAACCGTCTTTACGCAATTCAACCACGTAACGCTACAACCTTTCCTGCTTTCGGTGCTATCCCAAGTATCTCAGATGTATCTGAAACCATTTCAACAATTGTGGTGTCAGGTACTACTGCAACGGTAACCACTACCGTACCGCACAATCTTGCACAAGGTCAGCCAATTAGTATTTCAGGTAGCACAACTAACGCCGTTATATCTGCAACAACAGGCATAACATCCGCAAATGGCGTTGCAACTGTTACCACAACTGGTAATCATGGTTTGTCTGTCGGTGAGACTATTGCCATTAGTGGCAATGCACACGCCTCATTTAACGGAACAAATTTAACCGTTGCATCTGTAACCAGTAACACCGTGTTTACTTACAACTGCGCAGAATCAGGGACTGTTCTTTCTTCGGCAAATGCTGTCGGCGGCAACATTGCCGGTACTGGTTCGTATGGATTTAATTCTTCTTGGTCAGTGCTTGCGACTCCTTCACCAACTACGTTTACTATGACCGTTCCTTCGTCCTATTGTTACATTGGTTCAGGCGGAACTGTTATTAGTTCTGAAGTTCCTGATATGCTGTACACACACCAAAACCCTCATTGGATTTGGTCTGACGCAACGGGCGGAGAAACACAGGTTTACATTTCAGGCTACGTTAAGTCTGGTACGGGTAAAAAATACTCAGGGTGCATCTATCGTTCTAACTTAGCCGGTGCTTCTACCACCAGTGCTACAGGATTTACAACAATTACAAGCAGCAATCTTGTACAACCTTTTACCTTAAACGTTCCAGTACAGGCTTTGCCTATGTCACCGGACGAGTACCCAGTTTGCATTAAGTCGTATCTTAACTACATTTTCATTGGAACCAATCGTGGTATCCGTATGGCACAGACGTTAAGTATCTACGACCCAACAGCAACTGCTACGGGCGACCTTAAATCAGGTCCACTTATCCCTAACATTCTTCAACCTGTTACCTATCCAGTTACAGCAATCGTTGGTGATGGACGCTACGTATGGTTTGCTTGGAACAATTATGACGACCAGAGTACTGGTTTAGGTAAGTTAGACCTTTCAACATTCATTGCTCAAGACCCATTGGCTCCTGCGTACGCATCGGACATCATGGTTAACCAGGTGCCTGGTAAGTCAAACATTATTAACTCACTTGACTGGGACCCATACGACAACGTTCCGCTTATGGCTATTGGTGGCTCAGGTATCTACGCACCTTGTGCAACTAACGAGGGTGGTAACCCAATCGTTTACAAGTACGTACCAAATGGAAACATTGTTTCAGGTATCTTTGACTACGGTATCCCCGACGCTAAGGTACCAGTGTTCTTTGACTATGGTGTAATTGCACCAGCATCAAAGGGCACAGGCGTACAAGCCTTTATTGACATTGACCCTAACGATGAAGATGCTGCTGGATACCAGGTTCTGCCTTCGTACCCACAGAACGGCAACACTGCGATTAGCGAGTTCCCAGTTCCTAACTACCACGCCGAGCAATTTGGCGTAAACCTAGTTCTGTATTCCGACGCACCTAATCATGGGTACACACCTATCTTGCACCGATGGACACTTAAGGCATGGCCTGCTGCTGTTTCTGGTACATCAATCATGACCGTGTTCCAGTTGTTTTCGGTCAGTGTTGTTGACGGTATGGAGGTGTACACAGACCCTTACGACAATTTTATTTGGCTAGAACAACGTCGTCAGAATCAAGAAATTCTTACGTACCAAGAAGGCCCGCTTTCTGTTACATGCATCATTGAAATGATTGACTGGTTGCCACACAAGCGTCGTGACAATTACGAAAACGGCTTTGAAGGTGACTGTGTAGTTACGCTCAAAACCATTAGCCCATACACATACACCCCAGTGGCACAACTTCTGTAACGCTGGCCCAATTTTAGAAAAGGTACAATTATATAATGGCACTAAATTACCCAAACCGTTCGTATGTTGCTGATTCAGTAGCGGGTACACTCTCTACCCCTATCACGTCAGTAAGTACTACCTTCACGTCCAGCACATCTCTTAGCCCATGGACCGACGTTGTTAACGGCAGTTCTACCATTAGCGGTAACATTGTTGTTGCTGTTGAGTACGGTACTATCAACGAGGAAAAGATTCTTTGTACGTACAATGCCGGTACGTTTACTATCCAGCAGCGTAACTACAATGGTGAGACTAACTTCAACACCACCACGGCCCACCCTGCCTCATCAACGTTTGTTGTTGTATGGTCAGCCACAGAAGCCGCTGAAGCCCAGGCTGCAGTACAGGCTCTAGTTCCTAACGTACTATCACACACAGGTACAACTGTTGCGGCACAAGACATTATCATTGGTGGTACATCAAACGCTGGTGCAAGTAAATTCGCTGCGGCGGCTGACCACGTTCACAACCTTAGTGGTGACACTCTTATCGGTGCATTTGAAGCCGGTGGAATTACTCTTACTGTCCCTGCCGGAAACGTTACCTACGGTATCAACACACCTACTACTGGGTACACTATTCAACAGTCAGACGTTAACAACATTGTCTACATGAACAACACCACCGCCGTAAACGTAACCCTTCCTGCTTCATTGGCTTCTAATGGTCAGAACGTGACGGTAATTCGTGGCAACGCTGGTGTGACATTTTCAGGTAGCAACATTCTTTCTAACGGCGGTACCGCTGGAGCACCATACCTTCGTGCTCGTTACTCAGTAGCATCTGCTATTTACTTGGGTGCAGGGATTGGCTGGCTTGTAACCGGAGACATTTCTTAATGTTAAATGTTGGAGTAATAGCATCTGGCGAAATTAAATCTAATATTGCTCAAGTTGCAGGTAATAACTATGTTCCACCTGCGCCTACGTATTCCGTTGCTTATGCACCACCAGCAACAACTATCCCGCCTATTTCAAATGTAACATCCAGCAGTTTGTTAGGTTTTTCTTCAGCCTCTTGGGACGCAAGCCCCATACCAGGTGCTTTATATAACGTAACCATTACAAACTCAGATGGTTCCGTGACTTCATATACAACAGATAATACTAATGCTTTTGCAGTTGTAGCCACTCCTGGTGGAACGGTTAATTATCAAGTTTCTGTAGTGGCACCAGTAAACGGTTTAGCAACTTATTCACCTATTACTAATGTTTCAGTAGGAAGTTACAATTATGGCGGTTCATTTCTAGGAGGATTTTAAACATGACAGACGTAAGACAAAACATTGTTGCTTGGGCTAAGTACTTTGCGGCTCATCACCAGCAGTTCCACTACACCGAAGGTGGACAACGCATGGAAGCCATTAACCAGAACCCTATTAAGTGGCCTGTGTTTGCTGATTGCTCAGCGTTTGTAACCC